TGGGGAAAGATTTTCCTTAAATGTTTGGCCAAGAAAAAAGATAAAAAAAAGTTTAATATAATGCTAGTTGAAAATAAATTCCTATACTTAAGTTTACCTAGATGCGCTTCCACATCGTTCAATTATTCTTGTATTCTTAATAACATTAAAGTACAAACATATAATGGTGAGTGGGAAATAGCAAATAATGATATTGATTTTACATTAGTTGATAAATCTAAGATCATGGATTTCATATACCATGGGCATGAGTCTATAGGTGAATTAAAAGGTAAATTTGGATACAATTACCCAGTTATTTCTGTTAAAAGACAGCGACACGAAAGATTTTTTTCCTTATATAAGCATGTGTTATTTGACCTGAAAAGAATGGGTCATAATGATATACACGATGTTTTTTCGAATCTGGATTTAGACGGATTATTTTTCTTTTCTAAGGATGATTTAATAACAAAACGAAGTAGATGGGAAGCTATTTCCAATTACTTAGTTGATTTAAAATTACTAGATAAAAAAATCAACATATCAGTAACCTCAAAGTTTAAGAAATCAGAAGAGGAGTATTTTAAAAAAAATACAAAGGCGTATGTGATCAATATGATCGACATTTTATTAACCCCCATATCTTTTTGGACTAATAATGATAAAGATATAATTTGGTTTGATTTCAATGAAATGGATAAATTAGAAAATTGGGTATCAGAAACCCTAAATAAACCCTTCAAACTTCAGTCTGTTAATTCAAGTAAGCATATTGAATGTAAAATTAGTTTTGATGATGAATTTGTAAAAAGATACAATACTATTTATGATTATTACGATTTACCCAAAATGGATAATAGCATAATATGATCGATTATAAGGAAATATTTGAAGCTTGGAAAATCTCATTCAACCCATCAGTTGAGCAAGAAAAACTAGCACAAGAAAGACTGCAAATATGCTTGGGGTGTAATTATAGAAAAGAAGTTCTAAAGGGGGTCAAGTGGTCAGCATATTGCGCCGATTGCGGATGCCCACTAAATAAAAAGGTTTTTTCAAACTTCTATAATCCCTGTACACAAAAAAAATGGGAAATCGTGGACCAAAATTATATAGATTTATTACCAACTAAGGATAACAAATCTATAATTTGATATATATGTATATATATTTATTAGCAATAATACTTTACAAATAATAGTCTGAATGGTATATTTATATTAGTACAAAAAAAATTATGAAAGCAACAATAATTGGTAGTGATTTACTACAGAAAGATGATACGGTTAAGTTTTTAGAAATAAATACAAACACCACAATTTATAATGCAGGTGCTGAATTGTTGGACTACGATCCACTTTTTAGTGTTTTAAATGCTAACAACATAACAGAATTCCACTTTATTTGGACACAGGGCGATTCCTATAAGCCAATGATGGAACCATTTAAATTTAAAAAAATACTACAGGAAAAATGCTTGGAAAACAATATTACTTTTAATGAATATGTTGTTCCCATGAATTCTGTTACTGTTCCTTACATTGAAGACGCCCCAAATAAGTTTATATTAAGGCAGTCTTTTGATACCACTGCCCTGGTTGATGAAACATATTGTGCAGATAAATTTGAGTTTTTCTCACTAATGAGCGGGTCAACCTATTCGCCAAAAACCTATTTTAACTCACCTCAATTGAGCCTTGATACTTTGGATGATGTTGATTTTAGTAGCACCGCACCTAACGTTTTAATAAAATCAAAATCTCCACAATATAACGTTTTAACATATCCAGCTATTCATAAAGTTAGCGATTCAAATGAATTAAGCACGTTAAAGTCATCAGTAGAGTCAGATTGTTTAGCTCAAGAGTTTATATTCTCAGAGGATAACCTAGTTGAAGGTAGATATTCAATTATTAGAAGTATCGATATTATATACGGGCCTAATTTAGATATTATAAACATGGGGGGATATACACAATCTACGATTTTACCATTATCTTTCTATGCCGATGAATATGTAGCCGGTACTAATAGATTAAACCAAAAAAGTAGATTTAAATATATTACCAAAGAAATTGGCGAGTCAACCATAAATGATTATCATACAGATGACGATAGTCAAATATTAAAATATGACGGAACATTGGCTGATGTGGATACCATTCAATTGGGTGATTTCATGAGATCAATCGACTATGTTGATTTTAACGATAACCATGCAGCCAAATTTGAAGAGGGTAAGGTTGAAGTTTTTGGATGGGATAGTAATTTGGTAAGGGATAATGAAACACTAATTCAAACAGGTACAACACTTCAAAACAAAGTATCATCTTTAGTTGACACCATATATATTAGAATAACATTAGTTGATGGCAGAAGCTGGATAGATGCACCATCTTGTGTGTACTATATTGAAGAAAAAGATTCAACAGCAACCAAATTCGAAAGAGTTAATAAAATGTATGTTGGTGACAAGTTAGTTATAACAGATTCAAATACCAATCAACTAACTAAAGTAGAGATTGCTAGCCTGGAAATGGAACACGCTCAAAAGACAATTTATACTTTAGATTTTGAACCGTCCGATTTATTCTTAGTTGATATAGGTGACGGTGATTTTAGCGTTATGCACAACTCTTGCTGGTGTCCATGGAACTATTGCGGCCACTGGTGCAATAGTTGGTATTGTCCAAGTTGTAGCGGCGGACAAAGTAAACTTTAATAAAAAATATAAATCACATAAAAATGGCACAAAAAGAAAGAATAGAAAGACCGGCGCAGGTGATTAAACCAATTATCGCCCCAATATCAAATGAACTTAAAACAAAAGTTTCAGCAGCATTTCAAGAAGTAGTTAACGCAATAAAAAATAAGCATTTAGGATAAACCTATGAAATTGTTTGCTTATGGTGACAGCTGGACCGAAGGTGTGGGTGGAAATATAAATGAAGAAAAAACAACTGAAGTCCCAGAAGAAAGAACAATTATAAGACACAAATATTGTTGGCCAAAACATCTTTCCGATTTACTTAAATGTGAATTTCAAAATGACGGCGTCGGTGGTTTTTGTAATCATGTTATATTCGATTCAATTTGTTCAAGATTAAAAAATAAAATCATCGGCAAAGATGATTTTGTTGTTATAATGTGGTCCTCATCATTGAGAGACAATTTACCATTCTTTCCAAAAGATAATAATTTTAATTTATGGGGTAAAAGATATAAAAACAAAAGATTTTTATATAGGTATTTGTTTGAAAAAGATAGTGATTCAAACTTCGAATACAATAGGATAGAGAAAAATTTTAGAGATTTTTATGTTACGGATCTTTTTACTAACACGTATTATGACATAGTAAATCAAAATTATATACTATATCTTCAATTTATGTTTAAAGGAATGGGTATAAGATATCTTTTCTGTGATGCTTTTGATGGAATGATAAGTAGTGATATTATAGAAGAAGTTGACAATACAAGACATATAGATAAAAATAGATATTGGGGATTTAAAGATAAAACATTTGCAGACTTTTTGATAGACACGAAAAGAAGTGATGTTTGGGAGGATGGAAATTATTGGACAGAAAATACGGCCGGTAAACACCCAAACAAAAATGGTTATAAATTAATTGCTGATGAGTTATATAGTTTTATTTTAAAAAACGGATTATTAGAAAAAGCATCTATACCTAATTCTTATATTATATGAAATATTCAGTAAATAAATTTTTTGATAAAGACGAGTGTGATTATTTAATTGATTTTTCAATGCAAAACGGTGAAGTATTTTCATACTATAAGCACGAATTAAACAGTTGGGATTGTAGAAGAATTTATGATGAAAATTTTAAGAATAGGGTAATAAATAAAATCAAGGAACTTTATTTAGAAAAAAAAATTGAATTCTGGTTTAATTATGGTGAGTTTAACATAAAGAATGTTAATATAAGTTTAACTAGATATTATGATGGAAGATATCTCGATCTACATTTAGATAAAACCTCCAATTATACTACTGTAATATCTCTTTCGGATGGTTATGAAGATGGCGATTTTTGTTTATCTAGAAAAAGTGTTAACATAAAAGATTCAGATGTTAAAGTTCATTTAAATATTGGTGAGGGGGTTACATTTGAGGGTAATAAAATATACCATGGGGTTATGCCAGTGTTTAACGGACTTAGATGCGCACTTAATATTTGGATTAACGATACCGATTTTAATTATTACAAACTAGACAAAGAAAAAAAATTAATATGAGGATCGCAATATTATGTAACGCTAGAAGTGGTTCTACATCACTATTTAATTATATAAATTGTTGTTTAACTTCAGAAAATAAAAAATTTGATGTTATGTTCGAGCCATTTAATTTTAGAACATCAGATAGTGAGAATAAACATAAAAATATAGATAAAATTATAGATAAAAAAAATATACTTATAAAGACTTTTTTAGATGATGATGGATACCCTTACGAATCGTTTAACAATTATGATGATTATTTAAAATGGCTTCAAACGTTTTTTGACAAAATAATATTACTGGAAAGAGAGAATAAAAGACTGCAAGCCGAAAGTATTATCTTTC